GGTAGAATATACATTATGAATATTGACCATTGTAATTCTCATTCATCCTTCTTGGATAAAGTGGAGATGAGCAATCTGTGTCAAGAGATTACTTTACCCACAAAACCTATTCGACATATTGATGATCCAGAAGGTGAGATTGCATTATGTATTCTTTCTGCTATTAATATTGGAAAGATTAGAGATGTATCAGATTTTGAAGTTCTTTGTGATCTTGCTGTTAGGAGTCTTGATGAACTCATTGATTTTCAGGGATACCCTGTCAAGGCAGCAGAAATTGCTACAAGGGCACGTAGATCGATTGGGGTGGGATATATTGGTTTGGCACATTACCTTGCCAAGCAGGGTCTTAAGTACAGTGATCCGGAGACATGGAAGACTGTTCATCAATTGACTGAAGCATTCCAGTACTATTTGATCAAGGCAAGTGTTAATCTTGCTAAAGAGAAGGGTGCTTGCGAGTACTCAAATAGAACAAAATACTCTAAAGGAATTCTTCCTATTGATACATACAAGAAGGAAGTGGATGAGATTGTACCAAATGACCTACTACTTGATTGGGAGTCTTTACGGGCAGAGGTATTGGAACACGGAATCAGGAACTCAACACTGTCGGCACAAATGCCTTCAGAGAGCAGTTCCGTTGTGTCAAATGCAACAAACGGAATCGAACCACCTAGAGGATATTTGTCCATTAAGAAATCGAAGAAGGGGCCTCTTAAGCAGATAGTACCACAATATGGAACTCTTAAGAATAACTATACACTCCTTTGGGATATGCCTGGGAATATTGGGTATATTAATATTGTTGCTGTTATGCAGAAGTTCTTTGATCAAGCAATTTCTGGAAACTGGTCCTATAATCCAGAGCATTATGAGAACTCTGAAGTTCCTGTTAGTGTAATGGCACAAGACCTACTGACTACATACAAGTATGGTTGGAAAACTTCTTATTATCAAAACACTTATGATGTCAAGACTGATGAAATTCAGGAACCTGCACATCCAATAGGTTGGCATGATAATGTAGAAGAAGTTGGCATTCAAGGTCATACGAAATTGGATGCTTTAGTTGACGATATTATGAATTCTGAGGAGGAGGTTTGTGACAGTTGCTCAATCTAATATTGATTCTATGACGGTATTTAATACTCAAGAGGTTGATACCAAGAAACAACCAATGTTTTTTGGTAGACCATTGGGTATTCAAAGATATGATACTTATAAGTATCCTGCATTTGAGAATTTAACTAAGTCTCAATTAGGATATTTTTGGAGACCAGAAGAGGTTTCCTTACAAAAAGATAGAGGTGATTATCAACAGTTACGTCCAGAACAGAAACATATTTTTACAAGTAATCTAAAGTATCAAACGATGCTTGATAGTGTTCAGGGCAGAGCACCTGGAATGGCTTTTGCTCCATACTGCTCTCTTCCTGAATTGGAGGCATGTATGAATGTATGGCAACTTATGGAGATGATTCATAGTCGTTCGTATACTTATATTATGAAGAATATCTATTCAGATCCTTCTGCAGTATTTGATACTATTCTTAGGGATGAACGTATTCTCGAACGTGCTGCCAGTGTTACTAGTGCTTATGATAAGTTTATTGTTCAAGCTCAGGAATGGGGTTCTGGATGTATGTGGCAGGATACTGTGGCAGCATCTCCCACCACACAATGGTGTAGAAAAGATTTAAAACGTTTACTTTATCGTGCGATTGCTAATGTTAACATACTGGAAGGAATACGCTTTTATGTCTCTTTTGCTTGTAGTTTTGCTTTCGGTGAACTCAAGCTTATGGAAGGTTCTGCAAAAATCATCTCCCTCATTGCAAGAGACGAAAACCAGCACTTGGCAATTACACAGAACATATTAAATAATTGGAAGAAAGGTGATGATCCTGAGATGGTTGAGATTGTTAAGGAAGAAGAACCTTGGTTGATTGAAACATTTAAAAAATGTGTAGATGAAGAGAAGGCATGGGCACAGTATCTTTTCAAAGATGGATCCATGATTGGTTTGAATGATAAATTATTACATCAGTATGTTGAATGGATTGCCAATCGTAGAATAAAGTCGTTAGGATTAAAACCAATTTATGACATTCCTGCAAAAAATAATCCACTACCTTGGACAGAGCATTGGATCTCTTCTAAAGGTCTTCAAGTGGCACCCCAAGAAACGGAGGTAGAGTCATATATAGTAGGTGGAATCAAACAAGATGTCGAAGAAAATACCTTCGCAGGATTCAAACTATGAAGCATAGTGTTATAGAATTGAATGAGTTCCTTTATGCATACTGCTATTCTACATAATAGAAAAGGAACTAGAAGCAATGGATGGGAAATCAGAAAAGGAGAAGAAGGATAAAAAGAAAGATGATGATGAAATAGAATGGGATATGGAAGATATGAAACAATCGATTATTGAATCTGCTGAACAATCTTGGGATAAATTTGCTGGTGGTTAGTTATGAAAAAATTTATTTTTGACGTTGATGGGACTCTTACTCTCAGTCGGCAACAGATTTCTAGTGAGTTTTTACTTTTCTTTATTGATTTTATTTCTAAGAATGAAGTTTATTTAGTCACGGGTAGTGACAGAGAGAAGACTATAGATCAGGTTACGCCTGGTATATACAATCAATCTAATAGAGTATATAACTGTTCTGGTTCTGATGTATATGAGGGTGATAAGAATGTGTATAGATCTGAATGGGAGTTACCTTTGGATGTAGAAAAATTTTTGTATGATGAATTAGATTATAGTCAGTTTCCTCTTCGTAATGGTAATCATATTGAGAGAAGACCTGGTGGAGTTAATTTTAGTATCTTAGGTAGAGATGAGGATCCTTTTCTTGGTCGGCAAGAATATGTTGAATGGTGTAGGGAAACTAATGAGAGAGAAGATATAGCACATAGACTTAAGAGTGCATTTCCTGGATTGTCTATTGCTCTTGGGGGTCAGACAGGTCTTGATATTGGACCATATGGTAGTGATAAGAGTCAAATATTAAGAGATTTTAATAAGGATGATGAATTACATTTCTTTGGTGATAGGATGGAGAACGGTGGAAATGATTATTCTTTAGCAGAAGCAGTAAAAGAAAGGGGTGGTTATGTATATTGTGTTAAAGATTATAAAGAGACTTGGGAATTATTATCTAAATAGGAATTAGCAAAATGAAAATTATGGGATGGAAACCACCTCAACGACCAGAGTGGGTGAAGATTTATATGAAAATGCCTGGGAATATCAGGGTACAGCTTTTACTTCTGCTGATATTGGCGACTTCTTCGGTTACGTCTACTGCATTACTAATCTCCAAACAGGGAAAAAGTACATCGGACGAAAATACTTTACACAGCGTCGCAAGCCTAGAGGTGCGAAGCGAAAAGTTACAAGTGAGAGTGACTGGAAAAAATACTACGGAAGTTCTGCAGATCTTAAAGCCGATGTTAAAAAATATGGCAAGTCAATCTTCAAACGAGAAATAATTAGTTTACATAATACTCTCGGTAAGGTAAATTATGAAGAGACTAAACAATTGTTTATTAACAATGTGTTAATGGAGTCTCTTGACGATGGAACACCTGCATATTATAATAGCAATATTCTTGGACGGTACATGAAGAAGGATTATGGAAACTTTAGAAGGGACACTTAAAGAAGCACATAGTTGGGCTCTTAAAAGAATAGAAGTTTTATCTGATAGATCATTGCATGATTGTGATATGGATTTATTGGACAATGCTGCTGCTATTAGTCAAGAGTTTAGTGAGTGGTTAAATTTAGACAATGACCATCATGATGTAATTTCATTAGAATATATTGGAGATGGGAGTGAATATGATGGATGATTCTGAACTCAAACTTAGAGAAGAAACTTTAAGGATTCTTATGAAAAAATTTGGTGAAGTGGGTGATAATAGATCAATATATGAATGTGCTGATGATTGGTGTAGTAAGATGAGTACTACTTCAGGGCTTGTCAATTATTATAAAACGTACTATACTACTGGTAGGAAATAAATAATTCTTTTTAGAACAATGCA